TCTGCTGGTGATGGTGCTGTTTGCTTAGGTACAACAGAACCTCATAGCCGATTAGCATTTAGAAAAGACTGGCTTTCTAGACATGGTCTTTATGCAAAAGATTTAGTTATCGTCTATGCAAAAGGCGACTCTATGGAGCCAACCATTCATGACAAAGAACCTTTATTAGTAAATACCATTGATAAAGAACTGACCGATGGATTTATTTATGTTGTGAGAAATCAAGAGAATTTCTGGGTTAAGCGTGTGCAACGGCAGTTTAATGAATTGTTATTGTTGTCAGATAATGAAAAATATCTACCGATGAAACTTGATTTAAATGAATCAACAGATATTGAAATTATTGGCAGATGGATACCACCAAGTCGCGGGACTTTTTATTGATATGAAAAAGTTAATTAGTGTTGTTGGAATATTATTATTGGCTGGTTGCTCTACGCAAAAACAACCGCAGTCAGAACCTCCTTATGTGAAACAAAACTATAGTGAATCTGATCCTGCTGCAAAGTTGAGTGTTTCTCAATTTGCTGACGTGGTTAAAAGTATTTATCCTGCCTACCAAATCACTCATTCAAACGATAGTGGTGAAGTAAAGTTCTTGCCTAATGATGTCAAAGCAGATACTAAATTTGTGCCGAATAATAATTGGTACAGTATTAAAATTATCAAAGAACCAAAAACTGAAAATTGGAAAGGTCTTGTTGTAGAAGTTTTCAATAAAGGCTCATTTGAGGAGTCAAAGACTGTGGCTGCAAAAGACTGTCAAAAGATTTTTGGAAGTATTGATAACCGAGTTCCTACTGTTCTTTATGACCTTGAAAATCAGTTAAATCAAGGTACAAAAACTTCAATCTCAGGCCATCAGTATGGATATACTTTTCAATTAGATGCAAGCCATTACAATGAAGGTTATCCTGTATCTTGCATGGTAAGTATTTAGAATCATAAACTGAGCGGAAGCATTTCCGCCTGATAAAAAAATAGTTCAGATAGCAAGATAGCCTCATCATTTGATGAGGTTTTTTTATGTCTATCACTTTTGATGAAGTGTTTGAACGGACTATCAGTCATGAAGGTGGCTATGTAAATAATCCTAAAGACCCTGGGGGCGAAACAATCTGGGGAATCACAATAGCAACTGCCAGAGCAAATGGATATACAGGTGCTATGCGCTATATGAAGCGTGATCAAGCAAAAGAGATTTACCGCAAAGCGTATTGGCAGCGAGCTAAATGTGCGCAATACAATTCTGCAATTGGTTATCAAATGTTTGATGCTGCGGTTAATCACGGTATTGGAAATGCTATCCGTATTTTGCAGCGAGCAGTTGGTGTTGCGGATGATGGCGTAGTTGGCGAAATGACTTTAGGGGCAATTAATAAAAAATCGCTAGATGATGTGTTGGTTTTGTTCAATGCTGAGCGCCTTGAATTTTATGCCAAACTAAAAACATTCCCAGAATTTGGTCGTGGTTGGACTCGTCGAGTTGCAAGCAACCTACGTTATGCAGCTGGAGATACACCATGAATAAAAAATACAGTGTTTCTCCTCAAGAGCTTTCTCGTCGTTTACGACAACAAAAGAAAGAACTTTTAGCAAATAACCCAAAGAAAACAGTTGAGCCTCAATACTTCCAAGGCCTTCATGGTTCTACCATGCAGTTCGGTGTCTTGGTGCACAATTGGCGTAATGGGTGGAAATGGTTCAGTAATTTAGCGTTTGCTGGCATCGTTGCAATTCAAACATTTTATGACACCTTGCCTCCAGAGTTAATTGAAGCGCTGCCATCTGATGCTCGGTCAAAAATTACAATTACTTTAGCTGTATTGGGATTGATTGGTCGTCTTATTAATCAAACCAAACCAAAGCCTTTACCGCCAGTAAAGGAGAATGCCGATGTTTGATTTCTTAAAACTTGGCTTTGCTGAAGTGCAATGGATCGTCGTGACAGCATTGGGAATTTATGCATGGATTATCCAGAAGCATAGTGCTTCTGCCAAAGAAATGCTCGACCTACATTTGCGTGTGGTTGAGCTGGAAAATGCAATTAAAGATATGCCTTCTAAAGTTGATATTGCTCAGCTTCAAGGTCAGCTAAATATGTTGAATAAACAGCTTGATACCGTTCAAGGCGGTGTTAAGCGCATTGAAGATTATTTGTTGACGAATAATAAGTGAGGTCGTATGAGTTTTGAAGCCCATCTTAAAGAAGAAATGCGACTTGTCATCCTTCGATTGCTTAATGAATTGCCAAGTTATCGCGGTAATAGCTCCACTTTACATGGTGGCCTTAATCATTGGGGTTTAAGTTTCAGCCGTGATCAGGTCAAAACTGAACTGTACTGGTTAAAAGAACAAGGCTGCATTGATATTGAAATGGATAACCCTGCTGTATTGGTTGTAAAACTAACTGAGCGTGGTCAAGACGTGGTTGAAAGTCGAGCACGTATTCATGGCATCAAACGACCATCAGCATAGGTGAAATATGTCAAAGTCTTTTATGCATAAATTGTCGGATGAGCAGCGCGCATTTGTAGAGAAATTGCTGCGTGAAGATCGATTGACATTGAATGAAATGCTCGATGAGATTCGTTCTGAGTTTCCAGCCGACTCTATTCCAAGCCGTTCCGCATTAGGCCGTGAAAAGAAAAACTGGGCTGAAGAAGCTAGAGCCATGCGTGAACTTGCCGCTGCTTCTGAAGTACTTGTTAAAGAGTTTGGTGAAGACCCTGACGATAAAGGCGGTATGTTGTTGGCCCAAGCTATTCAAGCGATTGTCACTAAGCAAGCTTTAGACGAATTAACCAATGATGGTTCAGATCCAGAAAAACCCAAAATGGATATTGATTCTATTGGTGCTTTAGCCCGTGCTGCCCGTGCCGCAATGATGACCAAAGAAAAAGCGATGGATAACCGTGGCGAGGTTCGTCGTCAGGCACGCGAAGAACTACTTAAAGAGCAAGACGAAAACCTGAAAAGAGAAGCGGTTTCACAAGGTATGGGTGACGAGCAAATTCAATTTTGGCGTGAAAAAGTATTGGGTATTAAATAATGAATGCACCTAAACCTCGGCAAGATACCGTTCGTGTCATTGAATGGGATGAACTTCCAGAACGGGCGCGTAATATTCCGAATAATTTGAATCCATTTGAAGAAGGTGTTTTGATGAAGCACCAAGTCGAGTGGCTCAAGATTGGAACGGATATTAAAGTCTGCCCGAAAGGTCGACGAACTGGTATTACTTTTGCTGAGAGTTTTGATGCTGTGCTAACAGCTGCTGCAAGCAAAGAAGCTGGTGGTATGAGTGTTTTCTATATTGGGGATACCAAAGAAAAAGGTCTGGAGTTCATTGGCTACTGCGCCAAGTTTTCACGTGTTATTGCAGAAGCCCAAGGCCAAGGTATTTCTCAAATCGAAGAGTTTCTTTTTGAAGACCAGAACGATAAGGGTGAAACACGCCAGATCACTGCTTATCGTGTCCGTTACTCCAGTGGTTTCCAAATCGTTGCGTTATCCAGCCGACCTGAAAACATTCGTGGTTTACAGGGTAAAGTTATTATTGATGAAGCAGCCTTTCACCCGAATGTTCAGGGTGTAATTGAAGCAGCAACTGCCTTATTAATTTGGGGTGGTCGTATTGCTGTTATTAGTTCTCACAACGGTAAAAACAATGCTTTCAACCAGTTTGTGAAGGATATTGAAGCTGGTGTATTTGGTGAGGATGCTAAATCCCTAGTCGTCACTTTTGATGATGCCGTAGAAAATGGTTTGTATGAGCGTGTTTGCTTCATGCAAGGTAAAAAACCAACCGTTGAAGGCAAGCAAAAATGGTACACCAAAATCCGTAAAGCATACGGTAGCCGCAAGGCAGCCATGCGAGAAGAACTAGACGCAATCCCACGTGATGGTTCATCGGTATGTTTACCTACTTTGTGGGTAGAACGTGCAATGACAGAAGTCCGCACAGTTTTACGCCTGCAATTGGGTGATGATTTTACAGAGCTAACACCCGATGAACGTGATGCCTATATTGATGATTGGATTCAGCGCTATTTAGAACCTGAATTGCAAAAGCTAGATAAGACTAAGCAGCATTGCGCTGGGCAAGACTATGCACGTCACCGCGACTTTAGTTTTATTTTACCGTTCTATATTGCCCAAGATTTACGTCGTATCGCACCTTTTGTTATTGAAATGCACAAAGTGCCTTCTCGGTTACAGCAAAAAATCTTGTGGTACATGTTGGATCGGCTACCACGTTTTGGTGGTATTGCTATGGACGCTACTGGTAACGGTGAGACCATTGCAGAAAATACTGCTGAAAAGTATGGCGCGCACATGGTTCATCAAATCAAACTTAGCCGAGCTTGGTATGGCTTATGGACACCTAAACTGGTCACTGCTTTTGAAGAGGATATGATTGATTTACCGCAAGATGCCGACTTGAAGAATGACTGCTCAGCTAT